AAATTTTGAATATTTTTATCACCTACAAAATTTGCCTCCATTATCAAATGAGGTAATTAATGAAGCAATAAATGGTGAATATTTTTGGAGTTTAAAACCCAACACATTAAAGTGTGATGCTGAATTGTTCAAATCTTCACGTTTTTTTAAATTACTAGAAAAACAATTTGGTTGGTGTAATGCTAGTTATATAAAAAACTCTCCTTTTATGTTATATGATTGGCACATTGATCAATCTAGGTCTGCATCATTAAATTGGGTAATTAAAACAAATACAAAGGCTTCAACTTTTTATCGTGATTTTTATGAAAATGATCCTTTTTCGAAAAAAATAGCTGGAACTGGAGGAAGGCCTTTATTTTGGAAATTAAAAGAAGTCGATTATACACTCTACAAACCAACATTATTGAATACTTCTTTACCACATTGTGTTATTAATAATTCTCCAGAAGAAAGAATAATATTGTCGGTAAGCGTACACGAGCCACCATATAATATCTTAAAAACTTTTTTGTGCAAATTGGAAGGTTCTGAATGGTACTAAACCGTAGATTTTAACTACTATGTATCAAACCCAATCTTTATACTGATCCAAGGTATAAAAAGAAATGTGATATAAATAAGCAATCGGGCAACCATAGTGTGTTGCATATCTAGAAGGAAATCAATGTATTCGTTTTTGTCTTTTCTAAGAGAAGAAACTGAGCCTAAACAACTCAAACATATACACCATGCGGAAGATAGACCTCTACTTCATGGAGAAGAAGGTTTTGATCATGCATACGGAGCTCTCCAACAGGCACATGAACATATAAAATCTGGAGGCGAGAGTTCTGCACTCACCATGAAATATGACGGTTCACCATCGGTCGTTTTCGGCCACCATCCAAAAACTGGTAAATTTTTTGTAGCCAGTAAGTCAGCATTTAATAAAACTCCAAAAATAAACTACAATTCAAAAGATGTTGCAAAGAATCATGGCCATGCACCAGGTCTTGCAGAAAAATTGAATTCTGCACTTGTACACTTGAAAAAGGTTGCACCTAAGACTGGTGTATACCAAGGTGATCTTATGTTCTCAGAAGGAGACAAAGAAGATAGGGGTGCCAAAGGAGTTTCATTTACACCAAATACGATTAAGTATACTGCAAAAAACGAAGAAGCTGATAAAGTTCGTAAAGCAAAACTTGGCGTAGTTGTGCATACACAATATCACGGTGATGATATTACCACAATGTCATCCGATTCTCATCCAGATGTTCACAATTTTAAACAGCACAATGATGTTTGGAGCAAATCAGTAAACCATGACACAAAACAAGTGCATTATTCTGATGCAGATCAAGAAACTTTTCAGCACCACATGAATGAAGCTAAAAAAATACATGACCAAAATAAGTCTATGTACAAGGCAACAGAAATGCATCGTGGAGACGCTGGACATCTTGCAACATATATTAATCACACAGTTCGTACAGATGAAACACCAACCGCTGAAGGTTTATCGAAACACATACAGTCAAAATATACTAAACAATCAGAGAAATTAAAAACCCCGATTGCACAGTCAAGAAAAGAAGCGGAAGCAAAAACACATATAAATCACATTGCTTCAAATGAAAAACACTACAATAACCTTTTACAAATGCATAATCATTTGCAAAAAGCAAAGAATTTATTAGTATCCACATTAGAACAACATACTGGTGGTTTGGAACATCATATAGATAGTAAACCAACAGGTCCAGAAGGTTTTGTTGTAAATCATAAGAGTGAACCTACTAAATTGGTTAATCGTTCAGAATTTGCAAAGGCAAATTTATTAAAGGTAAGAAAGTGAAATCATTTAAGAATTTAATACAAGAAGAATTTAAAAAGCCAGCAGTTATTGCTTTTGGCAGAATGAATCCTCCTACTACAGGTCATTTAAAATTAATTGATAAAGTAAGAGAGACTGCTGCTCGTCTAAATGCACACCATGAAGTTATTGCTTCTCATTCTCAGGATAGTAAAAAGAATCCATTAACAGCGCAACAAAAAGTTAAACACTTACAGAAATATTCTCCTGGTACAAATTTTGTTGCCGCCTCAAAAGAACATCCGTCTATTTTTCATCATGCAGAGAGACTGAGTAAAGCAGGCCACGACCATTTGGTAGTTGTTGCTGGTTCGGACCGTGTAAAAGAATTTCATGATAGTTTAAACAAATACAATGGAAAACCAAATAAAGAAGGCCATGTTCCATACAACTTTAAAAAGATTACTGTAGTTTCTGCTGGATCTCGTGATCCTGATGCAGAAGGAACAGAAGGTATGTCTGGCACTAAGATGAGAGAACACGCAAAGAATCGTGATTTCGCATCATTCAGAGAAGGTGTTCCTTCTCATGTTTCAGATAAAGACGCCAGAGAATTAATGAGCGATACCCGTAAAGGTATGGGTATTAATGAAGATGTCAGTAGAGGACAATTCCGAGCAATATTTGTTACCGGTGGTCCAGGTTCTGGTAAAGATGTTGTTATCCGTGAAGCAGTTGCAGAATCAAAGATTGTAGAATTAAATGTTGTGCAAGCGCAAGAATATCTAGGCGACAAACAAAAACTATCAGAACAGTCCAAAGATTATCGCAGAGAAGCAATTAGAAACCGTGGTCCTTTGATTATCAACGGTCCAGCCGATGATCGTGACCGTATTATGTGGATCAAAGAAGAACTTGAAGATTTAGGTTACGGAACTATGATGGTATTTGTCAATACCACAAACGAAACCAGTAAAGAAAGAAATTCACTATTGTCCAGGACGATGGTTGAATCTGTGAGACACGATAAGTGGTTGCGATCTCAAGAAAATACTAAATACTTTAACGAAGTGTTTTCTAAGTTTATGATTTTTGACAACACAGGCGAGGTTAAAGAAGAAGATATCCATGATGTGTATGAATCTACAAATATTTTTCTAGATTCAGAAATAGTTGGTGAAACAGCCCAAGAGTGGTTAGAACGCCGCAAGTCAGTAGATATTAATAGATTATTTAAGGAATATAGAAATGTTAAAAAAGATAATAGATTTTCTGAAAGTAAAACCAGTCCAGTCAGCGAGCTCTTCCCAGGAATCCAGCTCCAAAGAAAGCTCAACAAGCGAGATAACATCAAAGACGATGACATCAGAGCCACAGGCGGTTACACCTTCAAAACCTACCACGAAGCCTCGCAGCCAGTCGTCAAGGTCCAACCAGAGCCAAAAGAAAGCAACTTCAGGCGGGACAAAGAAAAAGAAAAGTTAAAAAGAATAGTTCGTGCCCCAAGTGGTGCGATAAAGACACAAGGAGTAGGTCCAGAATTTGACACTCGCCAACAGGGAACAGTATACCCTATGTCAGGACTAGGCGATGTGACCTACCGAGAACAAAAAGAATTTAAAGATTTTCGTAAGCATAGAAATCCAGTAGCACACGCTTCACAAAAAGTAGGACCAGGATCAGGTAAACATAAACAAAAATCTAAAGATGCAGTTCGTGGTGAGAAACATAAAAAGAAACAATATCACGAAGCAATAGACGATCCTGGTGCAAACGATATGGGTGTTGCTGGAACTTTAGGTGGTTCTACAAATAAAGAACCTATGCAAAAAATTTCTGATACATACGGTAAAATTAAATTGTTGCGGAAAAATAAAAATGTTAAAATTTAAAGACTTTATTTTAGAAGTTGCTGCCTGGCAACGCAAAGAAGGTAAATCTGAATCTGGTGGATTGAATCGCAAAGGTATTGAATCATATCGCAGAGAAAATCCAGGTTCAAAACTTTCTATGGCTGTTACAACGAAGCCATCAAAGTTGAAAAAGGGTTCTAAGTCAGCAAAAAGAAGATTAAGTTTTTGCAGAAGAATGTCTGGCATGAAAAGAAAATTAACATCAGCAAAAACTGCTCGTGATCCCGATTCAAGAATAAACAAAGCTCTACGTAAGTGGAACTGTTAATAACGGAGAAAAAAATGTTCACCAAGTCAAAAGTAACTCAATCTATGGTCGATGCTGTAAACGAAGCACTCAAAGGCGACCAGCACAAAATTGATGCCAACAAAAATAAAAAAATCGATGCACAAGATTTTGAAATTCTTCGTTCTAAAAAAGAAGTCAAAGAAGAATTAAAAGGTGATCAGCATAAAATTGATGCCAATAAGAACAATAAGATTGATGCACACGATTTTAAAATTCTCCGTAAACAGAAAAAAGAAACTTATGGTGAAGAAGCAATTGCTAGAATCATCGAAACTTCTCATCTGAATAAAAATAAAAAAGATGATGTTCCTTTTACTCCTGATAAACCAAAAAAATCTCCATCAGCTATAGCTGGCAAATATGGTCAATCATATTCTACTGTGCGCCATCTTGCTAGACTAGGAATGAAGCAAGTAACGAAAGAAGATGTTGATTTAGATGAGGCTCGTAAACTGGAAGGCACATATTCAAATAAAAATGGTCACGAATCAAAGGTATACAAACTATCCGGTGAACATAATGAAGGTGATCCTTATCACGTTAAACTTTTTAAAAATGGTAAGCATCATGAACCAGCTGATTACTTTACCAATGATAAAGACGATGCTCATTCAACAGCCAAGGCAATGGTCAAGGAAGAAGTTGAACTTGAAGAACGTACACTCACAGAACCAGAAGCAGCAGAAAAAGAGCGTATTGTTAAAGGAATGAAAAAAGGTTTGCAAGGTTTCAAACAACGATATGGTGAGCGTGCTAAATCTGTTATGTACGCAACAGCAACAAAACTTGCTAAAGAAGATACCGTACAAGAAGGTGAGAATAAGCAAGTAAAAGGCGGTGATCCTTGCTGGACAGGTTATCAAATGGTTGGCATGAAGAACAAAGGTGGCAAGAAAGTTCCTAACTGTGTTCCAGAAGAAACACAATGTGACACACCAATGAATCGCACAACCAAAATTGCAAAGTCAGCTTTTGAAGCAGTAAAGAACAGAACAAAAGTAAAATGAAAAAATTAAATTCTATTCGAAAAAATCCTGAGCCTGCCAGAGGACAAAGTGGAATAAATCCACTTGATCCTTGGGGTGCAAAAGCAGGTATCAATGAAGAACCAATCAATGAGATATCTGCTCGTGCATCTGAATCTGATTTACTATCTAGATATTTAAAAGCTAGAGGCATTAATCCAGAATATGTGCCAAAAAATACAAAAGTTGCACACTCTAAATCTTCAGAATTTATGAAGTGGAAAACAGACCATGCAAATGATCGTTTTGAATCGGTTATGACAACACATTCTCCTACAGGTAAAAAGTTTCATCAACTGAAAAAATCTGTTCATACTCATTCGTTAATTGAACCTGTTCACACTAATGGTTTGAGAAAAGAAGAAAAAGATAAAACAGATACCGTAACATTAAATATACCTCTAATGATTCGTATGTTAGAGTTGGCAAGAGAAGATATTAAATCTGATGCTGATCTACACAAGGTTATTGAAAAACTTATCAGTATCCGTGATAAAGGCACATTGACAATGGATGACTATGATTTTGTTTCTAAGATACAAGAAGCATATAGTCTACCTACTGCATCTGATGCTGATCATGAACACGTTAAGAGACATTTGAGTTCTGTATTAGGTGTACATAGTAAACCAGAAGAAAAGAGTTCAGTACCTGCTGTTCATCGTGCAATACAAAAAGTTTCTGGTATATCAGACTCATCGACAAGAAGAATGTCTAAAGATATTTTAAAATCATTAGTACAGAAACATAGAATTGTTGTCGATAAAGATCACAGACAATTATTAAACAAAGAATCAACACAAATAAATGAACTTAGTCCTGCAACTAAAGCGTCATATAAAGAGAAAGCAAAACAAACAATTGCTCAGCTCAAGCCACACGCAAAATCAGGCGAGTATAAAGATATTGCTCAAAATATTATTAAACGCCGTGAAAAAGGTTTATCAATGGCCAAAGAAGAAATTGAAACAGCCAATGAATCTTCAGCCTACGGTAGAATTAGTTCCAGATTCAAAACACTATCTGGTCGTTCACTTGATGCAGCTGCAAAAGAACATGGTGATGAAGCTAAGAGGCTTCAAAAAGAAATAGAAGCACAACAAAAAGAAATAGATCGCCGTAAAGCTGCATTGAAACAAGAAGAAGTTGGACAAATTGATGAAGTAGAAAAAAAAGAATATTCTAAATCTGCTCGCATTATCAAAAGCATCTACAAAAGAAAACATATGAAAGAAGATATGTATGATT